GTTCTGGATATTCTAAAAAATGCTTCAATCCATTTGCTTTACCAGCAAGGAAGTCACGTTCTGAACCTGAAACTTTGCCAGAAAGTGTTGCGCCAATCGCTGTGCTCACCAATGGTTCCCAACGCGACCTGACTACTGCCCATGCAGGTGACTTTACAAACGCCTCGAACAACGCGAGTTCGTCTTCGAGTGTGAGTTTCGAAATATCCACGTCAGATTACTCTTTCATCATCGAACGTCGCTTCATCAAATTCATTGGCATTCTATTTTCAGACATATAAGGATCACGTTCGGTTGGCATTTCGTCTTCACCGCTTTCCATCATACCTTCAGGCATCATTTTTTGAATCTGGAGCAATAAATCCATCAGAATTTGTTGTGATTTTGGGGTTGCAGATGCCGGATCATCTATATGTTCTTGGTGATATTGAATTGCCTTATCCAAAAGTTCGGGCATTTTCATATCTTCCATATCCATCATCATATCGTGTGGCATAATATTTCCTTACTTCGCTCGATACTGCGAATACGAATATTTTCTATTACCCGAATTGTATGGATTGTCGTTAGTTACTTTTGCTTTGTCTTGCTTAGCTGCATAATAAGCACCCAAAGCCATTTGAATTCGTTTCTTTTTTGGTTTGCCTTTGAACTTTTTGTTTTTCGACTTCACAAAATCATGTACGTATTCGCCCGAACCCATACTTGGTGAAAGTGGCATAAATTTCTACTGTCCTCCTACTTGCGAAAGCAAGCCTTTCAATTGATCTGCTGGACTCGCGCCTTGCGGTTGCTCTTGGGTTCGCACCGGAGTACCACCGCCACCAACTGGACCACGTTGTGCTCCACCAGGAGTCCCACCTGTTTGTTGTTGCATCATTTGTGCTTGAAGCTGATTCAAAACAGCATAGTGACTCGCGATCAATTCCTTCAATTTCATTTGCGCAAATTCAGTTTGCGGCATTGGTAGGTTCATCAATACCTGAATCTTCCGAACGTGATCTTCAGGCAGTTCAAGTGGAGATGCGACAACCGACCGACCTGAGATCGCAAGTTCGTATTCGAGTTCGGCTGGAATTCCAGGCAAACCTTGTGTTACATCCTTTACAATCTTATCTGAGTCGTCAGCACCAATCGCAATCGCAGCGCCTTTGATAAGATATTTCAAATCGATCATAAACCCTTGCTGAAGCGTCAGTTGTGGGTCAACACCAAGCGCAATATTTAGCATATTGAGATATTGCTGCCCTTTTGCAAGTTTCTCACGTAAACGTCGGCTTGCGATCCAACGAATATCGGTAGAAAGTATCAAATCACTTGGTTCGACAATCCGCTGTGTAATTACAACGGCTTCCGGTCCTTCAAGACGAATGATCATCTTTTCGTCCATAAACTGGTGGGCCGAAATCTCAACCATCTTCAACAACGGCGTAAATACTTGCCCTTCGAGTTCTTCAACCTGATCAACAACCGCTGCCGAACTGGAAGCGAACAATTGTGATACGCCTGTTGCAGTTCCAGCAGCAGGCCCCATACCTTCACGAGGATTACCCTGAACAAGTGCAGTTGCGTCAGTCGTTTCTTGGATAATGTTGAGTAAAAATCTCACCATTCCCAAACCTTCTTGAGTAAGATTCCCAGGTGGTCGTTCAAACTTCACTGCATCGGGTGCGATCATCCATTTTGCCATTGGTTCGATCTGATACATGTCAGGATCATCAACAGCAGCAGGGTCCATAATCGTAATTGGATTCAGCGCATACGTACCACAATCCATCGTTTGGTTTGTGATATCATTCAACATATACTGCCACATTTCGCAAGCTTCAATCAAACCATGACCATAGAAGTAATCATGTTCGCGGAAGATTGCGCCAAACAAAAATGGTGGGCATTGAAACCACCACGGATTCTCCTGCACTCGGAGAACTTCTTCACCGGCAAACGTCAACCAGACCCAAGGCAAGTTTTCGTTGTCATCGTCATTATCAGGCAACTTAAATCGTATCCAAGCTTCAGTGATATCAAGTTCAGAGTGCTCAAGTTCGTTATCAACCAAACCTTCTTTGATTGATTGACTTCGAGATTTGTTCTCCTGGGCTATCGTAGCACTTCGCTTCTCGATCACACGATCAGCAACTTCAGGTTCGTACCAACCTTCTTTTACTTTTCTGCGAATTTCGGCAATCGTAGTCACTGCATCTTCAAAAACAATATCCAATCCATCATAATCGGTTACGACTTCTGGCCACACGTAAACATGCCGCATATCGATAACGTCAAGTGTTGGTCCATAGTGATCGTATGATTTACGTTTCTTGATTTCCAACCCAAGTTCGGTTTTTTCACGATACGTAACGTTGCGATATGAGGTTTTCCAACCAAACTTCATACACGAAGTGCCAATCTGATAGAGTTGGCGCAAAAACATCGAAAGCTTCGGTCGAATCTTACCTTGATTTTCTAACAAATACTTAATAAAGTGTACGCCTACGTCACGCCAGCGTTCGATATCAGTTTCGACACTGACATACGGATCGGCAAGCATCGAATCTTTGGCAATTCGAGTCAGTGTATCAACGGCTTTCCGCAACGCGCCAAGGAACAATCGCGATCTACCGTCGTAGAAGCTCACTGTTCGACGCATATTGTAAACGTCGCGGTAACGATCCCAATCGTCGTTGAGCTTCGAATTACGGTTTGTTCGTGCCTTTTTGATCAATGGGAAGATATCCGACTTTATCGACTTCACTACGTCAGGATCGCTGGCGAAGTTGGTAAATTCAACCGAATCAATTCCACTGATCGGTCCAGCGACTTCATCATTGGCTTCAGGTTGTGGTACTGTCGGATTGCTTATTTGATCTTCGGCCATAAATTAGTTCGTTCCTACAAAACGTTCCCATGATTGAATATATTCGTCAATTGTTCCAGCGCCAAGTTCGGTATTATAGAACCGTTTCCAGTATTCAGCTTGTTTTCGCAGTCCAACTGGAATCGCTTCGGGAACCCGTAGATAATGAATACGGCACATAGCGGTAGCGTAATAAAGATTGCCAACAAGTTCGTTAGAATTACCATCAAAATAAAAAGCCGCTAATTTGTCAACTAAAACCTCTTTGTATTCAAGAAAATTCTTCCAAATATCGTCATGCGTCGCTGGTTCCATTTGGTAGATTCCAACTGCGGGACCGCCACCAAGCTGCTTCAACCATCGACCGCATTCACTTTCCTGACAAGCAGTACCCAAAACCAATTGCTCGGCTTCAATCGACCATAGATCAAGCGACTTCAGTGTCGGGCGAATCACATATATCAACAAATGAATTGGATCAATCATTTTGGTTGCCTTACAAACTGACCCCATGCCTGCAATACGACGGCATAAGGTGCGTATTCGGAATGCTGTGAAATATACACTGCACCAAATACCAACGCTACGTGCATACCATTGTGCAGCCAACGTTCAACAAATGACCAAGTTGTCGCCAAAGATTCGTCAGTTATCGGTTCCATTCGTGCCTTTCGCTGCATCACCACAATGATCATCCGTCGTTGGATCAATTACGTCAATGATAGGGCAGCTCAACTTCGCAGCCAAGTTTGTTTCACGTTCACGCCCCCATCGCGCGGAGACAGTTCCCCATTCCGGCTTTTGGTACTTGACCAATGTAATAGCCCAATTGGCACATTTATCTAAAAACACCAACGTCGGGCGAATCGTTTGCCAAATCGACATTATCGACCAATTCCGCGACTACCAATTTTTCGTGCATCACGCGCCAGAGCAAACAAAAGTTTACCACCGACTTTCGCGCAATTATCATCAAAACCCTTTTCGATTGCCGCTTGTTTAGCTGGATCATTCAATGATTTGGCCAATTCTGCCAGCAAAAATACTTTAAAGCCTTTGGAAATTAAACCTGCTGTCGGCTCGGCAATCAAAGCGTCAATTTTTGCCAAAGTTGTATCTTCGTCATTCAATGTAGCATTCAGAAAATCTACACATTGACGAACTTCCGGTTTTGAATATTTATCTGCTAAAGTGCCTGTAACCGCAAGATCATTTCCAACAAATTCTTTAACATCTGCAACAATTGCAGAACAACCCATAGTCAACGCAAGCAAACCAACCAAAATAAGTTTCTTCATCGTTTCTCCCTATTACTTTGTAAACCTAATAAACCAATGTGGACCTTCGTATGGAATATATCTTTCACACCAATTATATTGATCCTTGGCGTCGTAGGGCAATTCCCCAGCGCTCCTATCTCTTACGAATATATCGCCAGCATTCAAATCTCGCGTGTCATCTTCACCGTAGATATTCATTACCTAACCACCAAAATAATCACCACGACAAAAAGCTTCCCAAAAGTGTTCTTCAGAACGCGGTGGCGTACTCGACATTATCAATCGTCCGCCATTCTCCAATGTCGGTCTCAGTGCTGCGTACATATTCCGTGCTTCTGCGTCGTCGCATTCTCCGACTTCATCCCAATAACATAACGATAGTGTCTCGGATCGTCCTGGATTTCCATTTTGAGGATAGGCTTGGATGACACTTTCTGGTTCTCCACCTGTATGTTGGACAACCATTCGTAGTATGATACCTTTTTTTCCTCGGTAATATTTAGTTTCAGGCAATCCAAGCAGCCAGTGTGCCGGAAGGTGTTCATACATCAACTTCATTCTGCCAATCAACTTACCAGCGTCTTCCTCTTTCATCGAGATCAGCGCAATGTGACTTCCAGGTTTGAATAGTGCTTCCCACAGACATACTATACAAATAATCCAAGTAACCATCATTTGACGAGATTTGTATATAGCCAATCGAGGATGCTCTGCCGATAAAGTCAAAAGTTTTGGTATATAAGGTTTCCATAATGGAAGCTTGACTATCTTCGTTCCAATCGCGTGTGGATCATGCGTCCAAATTGAATCAGCAAAATAAAGTATTTCACTTCCAGCTTCGTGCAAATCTTCGGCAATAAACTGGAGTGCTTCGTTTCGAGAGAAATTCATTAGAACTTGTTGCGCTCATTTTTTAGGTTTAAAGCTTCAACTGTTTTACATGGCCCCGGTAGTTTTTTATTGAATTCGGAAGGAACAAACTTCAAAACGGTTTTACTAGGTTCCAATATGTAAATCGCGATGGCCTGATCTGACTTCGGTGCAAATTCGACTACTGCGAACACTGTAGTACTGACTTCATAAACATAATATCTAATTTGTTTGCTTTCGCCATAACCAGTAATAGAAAAAATCACATCGCCGCAATTGCTAAATTCTATATCGATTGCTTCTTGCTCACGAATATCAGGAAACTGACTTTTGGTTTGAGATTCTCCAATCCCACCAATCGAAAGCACAAATGCCAGTATTGCAGCAATCAGCCAATATTTCATTTCTTTTTTGACCTCAATTCCTTAGTTTTTCCATCGTCTCGCCAAACCTTGACGCGCATATATTTCTTGTTTGGTTTCATTTCAATAGTATGAACAAGTTGGCAATCGCAGCAAACAGAAACTTCGACATATGTACCATCATCACGTTTATACCAACGATATGCTTTACCATCGACAACCTGAATCATCTTTCCAGAATATCGAACTTTTGGCTTTTCCATTATCGCCGTACTTGTCTACCATCTTTAGGAAACTTGCCATATTGATGTTTGAGCTTATCCTGGATTTTCGTCCAATCTTTCGAAGTATCACTACCAACACCTTGATACAAATATCGCGCTGCATCTACAGGGTGGTCACTCACTCCATCTTTGATTATTTCGCCTTTTTTGTTCCGTTTATATCCACCGCGACATGATGCCGCGAGATGTACAGCTTTCAATGGATTCAGCCGAAAGTATGGATGACCATCCTCAAGCCGTACCAAATCCTGGCACATCAAACGAATACCTTCTTCAACGGACTGATCTCGCCCACGAGGATGCAATCCATACAGTCGCATCGATCTGATCGACGAATTTCCCCAAGCGTCTTCGTTGCGCCCCGATACGTCAACCCAATCAACAAACGTGCATCCGGGGAAGTTCAAGTTCGAATGCCCAAGAACTTGTTGGATGAACGGTTCGAACAGAATATTGTCACCGTAGAGTTCGTCAATATAGTTCTTTGAGTTGCCAAAACATTGTGCGAACTCAACACAAGGATGCACTTTACCAAAATCCCATCCACGATATATCACACGGCCTCGCGATGGCAACCAAACCAACGATTCGTCTTCATGTAGTGCTCGTTTATAGTCACCAAACACCGGATACGAATCGCGGTGGCCTACGGGTTTGAGTTCAAATTCTCGATCCCAATCTTCGGTTGGGTATTCTTTACGTGCCTTCGCTGCCCACTTTTCATCTTTGGTAGGATCGGCATTGTAATGTAGCCGAAGCAGGACAAACCCTTCATCATTTGGTTTCGATAGTGGTTGTTGGTCCGGCATCTTCCTTTGCTTCCTTCAATTTACGTTTCTTTGCTTCCATACTCTTCATAAGGCTTTGGATCACACCTGGATCATCGATGGGTGTCTTTTTATCGTCAGGCTGCAACTTCGCAAGCGCTTCCAAGCAACGTATCTTATCGGTATTCTTATCTGTCGAACGATATTGTTTTATCAGTTCACCAATGATCCATGCCCGTTGGCCATCTTCACCACTACCTAAGACTTTGTTTTCTCTGGCTTTTTCTGCTTGGCAATTAGAACATACAGGTGACTTTCTACCACCTGGAATCGGTCGATACTCACTAATTGTCTTCAGTCGCTTACAACGCTTACAAGTGCGATAATCATCAGGATTTACACCAAGGATATTTTCGTTAGTCGGTGTCATTAGTCTAAATGCCTGATCTCACGATGCCCAAACAAACCTTCCTTCGCGAGTCGTTCGTAGGTTTTCAAACGCAAGTTTACTGTCCTACCAACCCATTCTTCAATAGCGACGTATTCCTGTCGATGCTCAATTTCACAATGAATTCGCAGAGATCGAAAGTTTGATTGCTCACGTTTGCAGAACTTACACAGGATTACTGTTGCCACACGAAGTCATACCTTCTACTTCTAAGATAACACTGTTTTATGAATTTGTCAAGTACCAAATTTCCTGCGTGTTTTCAGTTGGATGCGCAGCCCCCACGGCAGCACTGTTGGGTAGGTTGGATCGACAGGAGTTCCTGGTGGAGTCCAAGGCATTGGCATCACCCCCTTTGGAGAATCACTTTTGATATCACAAGCTTACATCATTTCATTGGAGGAAATCGTGGTATGTTTTTCTTACCAATAATATATCCTGGGCTTCGTATCGAGTGGCCACACAGTGTCATCCCAATCCTTCCGGCCCACCAACACACGTTGAAGTTCGGCTCGTCGCTTTCGATGCTTAAACGTTCGTCGCCATTCCTTTGGTTCATTCCAGAGCCAAGTCCAGCGCATGAATTCGTATTTGAACTTACGATGTTTGTATGGAGTATGGTGATGTGTTCTTGCCATTTGGGAACCTCGTTTCGCTTAGTATAATCTTTGTGGAAGACGCCAGGAGGCCGCAGTGCCTCCGGCAGTCTTTCCGAAGTTATACTCCCGGCATTTCCGCTGTAGAAGTTTTGGGTGGGTGACATCTCTCTTATATAGGAGTGATTTCCCACGCTGTGGTTTTGTTTAGAATCTCCAACAATATCGCTCAAGTCTGGTGGGAAGTCAGTATTGAAAAAATCTGTCTTCATCGCCCAAAAATTCGGTCATCTTCCCACTTTTTCAATAGGATTTGCCAATAATATTGCATAGTTGAGTTCTCATGGGAAGCCTCCCGGAAGGAAGTTTTGGTCACTTTCCCACCCTATCACCCTACCATTGATTTTGTTGGAGAATTTCGAATTCAAATTAGTTAATGTATAAAGGAAGCAGTCCAAGTGACTACCCTAAAAATTGGTTTGGTCATTCAACGTCATCCAGGCATAAATAGGAACGTATTTGGGCGCGCTTGTCATCTTTCATCCACTGCAAGACAACGTGGTAGCATGAAGGACAAATTAGCTTGAAATACGCAGTCGAAAATCTTCGCCGTTTGGTATCGGCTTTCAGGCCACGCTTTCCAGGAAACTCGCCACACATTGCACACAGACCTTGCTGCATTTCATATGATCGCATATATGTTTGCCAGTCACAGCCATAACGTCGCTTGATATTCTGGCGTTCGTACTTTTTCAATTGAAGTTGTTCCACAATTTCTACCTCCTAATTTTAATATAACATATCATGGGAAGGAAGTCAAGCA